CAGAATTAAAAACAGGCCATTCAACATCTATCTTTGTAGAATTGCGTATAGCTGTTTGTGTATCAACTTCACGGCCATCCCATATCGTAGGTAAAACATAATGCAACCCATCTCGCTCAATGGTAATATTCCTCACCGTAGATAAAGAACCATCATCATTGGGAACACTATTACCATTCGCTATGTTTGTATAATGATGGCGTGTGATAGCATCCATTAGTAAGATCCAAGGATGGACTTCTTTTTTTTCTTCTTAGGCATGATTGACTCTGTGTGGTTGATGGGACCTTAGGAAAGGATATAAACAATATAGAAGGAGCGCCCTGTTTTGGGAGGGTGGGGTCCTTGGTGGTCTAAAATATTAATGGTCATAGGTTATAACCCTACGACCAATCATTAATAAAATAAGGATATGAACTTTAATACTGACATTACGTTGACATTATCCTGACATTATTTTTAAAAATCAAATGGCTTGGGTCGTGCGTGATCGGCAACAAAGTCTACATAAGATAAAGAACATTCACCTCGTTTATCTTCCATAAAAAGTAGTCAGTGTTTCCTTTGCTTGAAACAAATACCAGCAGTAGTTATCCAAACCTTTTACCTTATTAGGTTGCCAATAAAGTCTACCTACAGACCAAACAGACTTACATCTCTTCATGTGTAAAGACATTCGTTGGTTATGCATCATATCAGAAGGAAGCATTAAAAGAGTAGGAAGAATATTAGGTAAGTGATTAAGAATAGGTTGTAGAATATTCCAAGTGTAAGGCGGATTTGTTATAAAGATTGTTGCATTAAATATATCTTTTTTCTCTAGGCTAGTAGCATCTTTCTCTACATCAGACGCACCTACACATTCAGCATAGTCATCTAGTATTCTAATAAGACTCCCATCCCCACAACAAGGCTCGTAGTATTTTTTTCCTTTAATAAAATTAGCAATAGAAATAACTGATTGTGGATCAATAGTAGGATAAAAATCTCTTTCTTTTCTTTTAAACAAAGAATTTTTTTTAGCCATTCCCATCCCATGTCAAAGTAATACTACCACTCGTAGCCTTACTATCATTCGGATTATTCCTTACACCACCCAACGGTTGCAATTGTCTTTTCAGTTTATCCAGATTATCCAGCTTAATCCTACGCCATGTCGCTTCAGCCATAGCCTTCTTAGGATCATCAGGTAATGGCTCATTAATCAGATCCCTCATCTGATCTGCAATGTGTTCACCTTGTATAGCCCTAGCCTTTGAATAAGCTTCATACGCTTCATCATTAGCCTGTACATACCGATAAATCGTCTGTCTATCCGGCAAGTGCCTGGAGATCTTACACATATTCGTTAAGCTCTCACCATCCGCTAATCTTTGACAGACCTCAAGCATCATATCCTTTGTAACCAGTGATTGTCCTTTAGCACCCATTACTGTTTCTTTCTATTCGCTGCTCTTGAGATAATCGATAGATTCTTCTTACCATTATTCCTTGGATTACCATCCTTATGATCAATCTCTTTACCGTCACCTTTATGGACTCTCCCGGATCTTATTGCTTCACGCCTGTTCTTATTACGCAAAGCTCGTTCCTGTTTCATCCTGGTACTGCTGTGATATTTCTGATATTCGCTCATGTCTATAAAAAAACCCGGCAACTAGAGGTGACTAATTACCGGGTACTATGGAGTATCTAGTTTGAATAGTAGGGAGATCAAAACAAAAACAGGCAAAGCTCCCTATTATAAGAATAAAAATAATAGTTCAGTTCATTAAGTCAACAACATTTTATTCTTTTTAAGAATATTCATGTCCTAAAAAGACAACTGACGGTGAAAAATCTTAGGTTTCTTAGATGTAAATCGATAATACAATTTAATTAAAGCAGCTTTATAATCATTTTTTAATGTCCTGCGATCACGATGATAAGCTTTTGCCAACTTTGTCCATTTAGGTCCACGCTCTCGAAAAGCACCACTATGCGCTACGGCCCATATCAGCCTTCGATCATGCTCATCGCATTGATCAAGTAATAACATTAATACGTATTCATATTTTGTCACCTGTAGTGTTGTTGCTTTGGGAAGATTTGGTGAATAAACAATATCACCATAACTTAACCATTCGGTCTGATACTCTGGCCAGGAAGCGAGCTTCTGTTTCCTAAAAGGAGAAGGGAGTCTTCTCTCGGTTTCCGCTGCTTCCATTATCAGTTCATCCAGATCATCAACAGCTCGATGAACTTCAGGTAAATATTTATTTGCCCATCGCAATTTTGAATTGCCTTCTTAATTGTTCGAGAAAGTGTTTTTTTTCCTGACCTTCAAGCTTGTGAACATGATCGATAATCTTCCAGTATTCGTGTCTTGATAAGATCTTTTCAGCTTGCTTTAAAACCTTCTGTGAAAGGTGTTCAATTCGTATTTCTTCTGATTCCATCCTATTAGTAATAATACTATTCTTGTAGTGAATGTTAGTATTCTTAGCAACTTTAGAAATAACTTTTTGGAGGTTATTTCTAAGTTGCTGATTAGTCATATCTCTAATGTGAATATTCTTATTACTAATAGGGTTATTCTTATAACGAATACTTTTTGAATTTTGCCATGTCAAGACAAATTTTCATATCGATGTAAAATATCGTGTCTTTGAAAGTCAAAGTTCATGTTTTATTGCTATCCCAATTCTTTGTGCAATTTGTGGAACAATGGCATTGCCAAGAGCCTTTAGTTTCTTGGCTCTGTCTTTTTGTCCTGTGGCTACCCTTGGTATATCTTTTGGTTCTTCTGGCCAAGGCTTTAAAGATCCAAGTAATCGGGATCGTACCCCATTAGCCACGAAACCCATTTGTAGTTTAGTGTTCCTTCCCCCTTGTTTCTCACTTCCGGATGATTGCCCAGCATCTTCTGCATCTTGCCCCCTGGTCGACCTGCTGCATCCTCGTTGGCCGTTGGTGTTGGAAACATCTCTTTGTGTATTTGGTAAGCCATTTCTGTTTCTAAATATTTCTTGTGTCGCAATTTCGCCATGTTTTTTGTTAATTTCATTGTCATTCCTAGAGATGCTCTCGGTGTCGGCCACATTTGGATCGCCTGACGTAGTGCAAACTGTAGATTGATGCCTTGCTTCTTTTTTATTGCTGCTCTTTTCTCCCAATTGTCCAAATTTTCCCCTGGATTTGTTTTGTAATCTTGTGTGTTTGGTGTCGGCCACATTTCTTGCGATGATCCAGAGCCTATCTCTTCTATGCGATGCACCACACGCTTCAGCTGGCAATACAAACGTCCTCGTTGTGTAGCCTTCACCTTCCAGATCATGGAGAACTTCATCAAGCCCAAGGGAAATGTGGCCAGCAACGTTTTCGAAAACGCATACATCGGGTCTTTCTTGTTGAACAATTCTAAATATAAACGGCCAGATTGCCCTAGGATCTTCCCATCCAAGCCTTTTGCCGGCTTGTGAGAAACTTTGACAGGGATAGCCACCTGTGAGTATTCTTTTTCTTCCTCTTGGTCTGGGAATAAAGGCATTTGTGTCATTGGCTAACTCCTTTACATCGTTGCATATGGGTACATCGGGCCAGTGTTTCTTTAATATCTTCTGGCAAAACTCATCTAGCTCGCAGAATAAAATAGGTTCACTTAACTCTGCCCATTGAAAACCGAGGCTGAAGCCACCAATACCGGAACATAAATCGATATGTTCCCAAAGATCACTCATAGAAACTTTCCGGTCTTTTTAGTGGCGGTTCACTGTAATGATAATGCTTGATCCAATGTTCAAAGTAGAACGCAAAGGTTTCATCATGCAGCGTACAATCAAAAAATATGTCGTGATGAATAAAATCAGCAAGATAAAAAACAGCCTTCCGGCATTGCTCTAATGTTTCAAACTCTAGTAATAGGGTAGCTAAGTAGATCTTCGCTGCGCTTTCCCACCTCTAATTGTTTCTTCTGAATTAACCATAGCCTTTACATATGGATGCTTTGATACTTCTACGGTATCCTTGATGCCATCGTATACTTCCTTGATAGACCTAGCGACAAAACATAAAGCACCGGTATTATTTAATATTTCATGGATAGCTCGTTGCCTTGGCGTTGGATAATTCTTGGGTTGCTTTAATTCAATAAAGATAACCTTGCATCCCGGTACGAAAATTTCGAGGTCTGGCCAGCCAGATTTAAATCCAAGTGTCTTTTGCTTTACATAGTACTGGACCTTATTCCCTGCCCCTTCTGATGGGGAATGGTGAAAGATAGATCCTTTAGGTAAGGCATAGTTTAACCAAGCAACAACATTTTTTTGTAAAGCAGCTTCATTAACGTATGGCATTACATTCGTTCCATAAAGAAATCATTGGGCATCACAGCACCATTAGTCACACGAACAATAGCATCCATGTACTTTACCGGGATTTGTCTTTCTGGGTCATGGAAGGGTAAGCACCAGCGCTGCGCCATCTTAGGGTATTTCGCCCCTAATAACTTGGCTAGTTGGCCATAGGATAGATTTCTTGTGAGTCTGTATTCTTCTAGTGTCATAATTAAATATTATTCTATTTGACTTTATTAGACATTTCAACTAGAAATATTCTTATAAAGACAAAAACGGCAAGATAACTAAATATATATTCGTGCAGAGAGTTGGGGCTAATTAGAAAGGAGCATTGATAATGCTTGCGACTACTGATACTTTTTCTATTCAAAGACTAGGGAGTAAAAGGGTGTCCAAAGAATTAGCTAAACAATTAAAACATTATGTTGAGCAAAGTATGTACGACAAGGAAACGATCCGCCAGAATGTGGGCGTGAATCAATCTACCATGTCTAAGCATCTCAATGGAAAAATATCTTTAACTTACCAGAATATTAAATCCTATTCAAAAGCACTGGGCATTAATATGCATCAGCTCATAGGTGTGGAACCTATACAGGTTATTGGACATACCTGGTCTACTGAGGATGTAGACCGAATACATATGTATAGTATTGATGATAAGCCAACTTGGGTTTATCCAGATTATGGATACGATAGTGATATTGTTTGCGTATTAAAAAAAGAAGACAATATAAGACCTTGGCTTTCTAGCAGCATCATATGTTTTTCAAAGAAAAATATGGAAAACAAAACAGTTACTGATGAATGCCAAGAAACGTATTGTTTTATTAAATACAGAGTAAAAGGTAAATCTAGTTTTAAATTAGGTATTCCTTACCAAATGCCTTTTATGGCAGATGCTGGTAAGAAATATACCATTGTATCACCTAGCAGACCAGGAGCTATTAATACAGATGAGCAAGGCATTACAATTGAATATGCGTGTCCAATCTTGGATTGGGTCCTCAAACCAAAAGCTAAATTATGGAAACTCTCAACTGACGAGGTTACATTATGAATAATAGAAATCCACAGGGAACAATAGGCGGTGCTTTAAAATATTGGAAGGGCCAAAAAAGAAGTATAACAAACGATAATGATGAAAGCTCTTTTAACTATAAATTAAACGGCAACCCTAAAAATGCACCAAACGACAACAACAAAATTATTAAGCCTACGCCTGACAATTTAAGTAAATTAACAAGATTAATGGCTACAAGAGAATTAAGACTATATAAAGCCATTGGAACTATTTCCACAAAAAAAGATATGTATGCTGAAATGAGAACCTATTTTAATGGTACGGCTCAAAAATCAGCATTTTCCTGTTTCGCTTATAACTGTTATTTTGATGGGTTATACATTACTACAGGGATGGCTACCCATCAGCTGCAAATGAACCGGTCTTCAATACTAGCTATTATTAAACACTGCCTAAAAAAAGAATGGCTTAGTGAATTTAAACGCCATAAATATAAGGTTGAACCCATTATTTTTGACGCTTGGCAGTATTACATGGAAAACCTAATTAGTAAAAATATTGAGTTATTTCGCAAAGCAAACGTCCTTTCTGAAGCTTATTTACTAGATAAAGATGATGGTTTACCCATTGATTAAACCATTAAAAATATTCTTAATAGGAATATTTCTTCTTTAATACTGTAATTTATTTCTTTAAAGTCCTTAATAAGTTTTATTCTTGTTAAGGACTTTTATTTTGAAACCTGAAGAAATACATTACCTCTGGCACTCTAATCCAAAAACAAAACCATTATGGCATACGTTGCTTGATAAGTGTCATATCCGACCAAAATTAAAATTAGCATGGTATATTATTAAATCCGATCAATCTACTGAAGGACAGAAAGAAGACGCTTGGGTAATCATTAGAAAACTGGACCCAAAGTACAATCAATCCATGTCAGCAGTGCTTCATGGTGGGATTTCTGTGCAGCATGGATGTGATCAGCACTTCCTCGAAAATTGCCCCTCAAAGGAGTCCATAGAGCAGGCAAAAAAAGATTTTATGACTTACGAGTCACGAACATGGGATAACGGCTCAGACAAGCTTAAAACGAGTCTGGTGGCAGATGAAATTGAGAAGGTCACTGAACACGCTATATTAGGGTTAACTGAAGCATTTAAACAGGAAAATAGAGTAATTGGCGAAAAAGAGTACCTTGAGAAGGTCCCCGGTCTTGATTTAAAATATAATACCAGACCAGATTATTGTCACCGAATTGATCTCAAAACAAAATGGTCTTCTCCAGCCGATACCAAGTCTGGAAAAAAGTCAGCGTACATTCCTAAAAATTTATCAGGGATGTTTGATATGAAAAATATTTATCAGGCAGCTGGATTTAAAATGGTAACAGGTCGAGATCCAATATTGGTTTATGCAACCGCAAGAGATTACCAGATTTTTAGCAAAGAAAATTGTGATGAGTTAAAAGATGATTTTCTTGACGATGTAATTCAAAACAGTATTAACCGGCTTCGAGCAGTAGAAATAAAAATAAAACTAGCACCTAACTTAATGACCCTTCTTGCCTGTGAACCGCCGGACCTAAAGGATTTAACTTTTCCTTTAGCGCCCGGCGTTATGGAAGAAATTAATATTGTGCTTGGTCAGATAGAATACACCAAAGTAATCAACCCATCTTTTGAAAAGGTCCAGGATGAATTTGTCAAACATTCCAGTAAACTATGAAGCGCTGCACAAAGACGCTGTGGATACAGAGCGTGAAGCCTATCGAAAAGTTAAGAAAATAAAAATAAGAAAAGATATTCTTCTTTATATTTATATTGCTAGAAACAGCGCTTCCCTTGGTAGTACCGGGTCCGAACTGGCTACCACCCTTGGAAAGATTTTAAACACAGTACGAGCTAGGCTTACTGAACTAGAGGGGGATGGGTACATAATGAAATCGGATATGCGTAGAAAGAACGCCAATGACAATAATGAAATTGTCTACACGATTACGCCATATGGAATTGTTACAGTTGAAAAGTTATTAAAGGAAAATGCCTATGAATAAAATTGCAGAAGCTATACTAGAAGCTGATGAAACGACAAAAACAGATGGTGTTGTTGTTAAAGGCGGCAAGAAATATTTACAGGTAAAAGATAGAGTTTCGATCTTTCGTAAAACATTTGGCTTAGATTATGGAATAGATACAACCATCGTTGTTGATGATGGTAAACGTATTGTTATGAAAGCTACTGTTGTTGATAGCAATGGCCGTCAGATAGGTTCCGGGTATGCAGAAGAGCAAAGGGGAAGAGGTGTTAATTTAACCTCTGCAATAGAGAATTGTGAAACTAGCTGCATTG